CGACTAGCTAGAAGTCGTCCTGAAGTGGCAGTAAGCATCATGATCGACTTTAATCTGAATACACAGGCTCTAATGTCCATGGGTATCCAGTTCATGGACAAGCTTGGGCCTGAGTACTTCTGGAAGAAATATGAGAAGAAGTACTATCAAGTCTGCAAGGACTTTGACCTTACGCCGACTAAAGCCATACACCTAGCAAAAGACAGAGATGGTTGGCCCGTAGGAGTTAGATCTCTACTTAGGGCAGAACCATGAAGCCGTGCATACTGCCATGGGTAAACTTTGGCACTAATCCCTTTGGGCGAGTCAGGGCGTGTGGGTACTCTCAGAATAAGTCCGACGTCAAGCTGAAAGACTCTTCTATAGAAGAAGAGTGGAACTCTGAGTACTTCAAGGAGATGCGTCGCGACTTCTTAGCCGGTAAGTGGCCGAGCAACTGCAGTAAGTGTGAGTATGTCGAGAGCATGGGAGGTAAGTCAAAGAAAATATATGAAAACCAATACGTGTATCCGCTGTACGAGAAATTAATAACTCTAACTGACACCGACGGTTCAGTACCATACTACCCTCCACACATTGATATGAGGGTCGGCACTATCTGCAACCTCAAGTGTATACACTGTGGAACTGGTGCTTCTTCCAAGTGGCAAGAAGACAAAGACATGCTCGACAAGTACTCTAACACTGAGAAGTATACAGTAGACAACAAGTGGATAGAGCAAGACTCTTATATATGGGACTCTATACTCGAGAACATAGACAAGACAGAACGTCTTAGATTCCTCGGCGGCGAACCATTTGCAAACAAGCAACACAACAAATTTATTGACAAAATATCAGAATCAGAGTATAGTAAGAATATAACACTATTCTACGTGACTAACCTAACACTTCTTACTAGAGACATGCTTGAAAAGCTAGCTAATTTTAAGATGGTGCAGATGCAGGTATCTGTCGACGCTCCAAGAGCTGCAGGTGAGTACTTTAGGTTTCCCATGAAATGGGACCACTACGTGTCTCAGCTTGAAATGCTCAGAGAGTACTCGGCATACGGTAACTTCTTAATTAAGTTTCAGTGGACATGCAGCAACGTAAGTATGTTCTATCTCTCGGAGACCTACGACCTAACGGCAAAGAGATATAACTTTGCATTTGACTTCTGTGACTTTGTAGAGTGGCCGGTACACATGTCGGCTCAGAACCTACCTATAGAGATAAAGAAAGAGATAAAAAGCCGGCTAAGACGTCATGACTTTGGGTCTAACTATGAAAACGTAGAATTCTATACAAAGCACATGATGGAAAGAGACCTATGGCCGGAACATGGGAAGACGCTCATCAACTACCTAGACGATCTCGACGCTTCTCGAAAGATAAGCTGGAGAGAATCATTTAAAGAAATGGGACTAGACAGATATGCAAGTTGAGAACGTAAAGTCATCGGCTGACTTCTTTAAAGAGATAGAGAAGATGGTCAAGGAAAAGAACATCGAGTACTTCGAGGCAGTACTTCTATACTGCGAGAAGAACGACATCGAAGTAGAGACTATCGCGTCGGTAGTAAAGCAGAACTCGGCTCTAAAGTCTAAGATCCAGATCGAGGCTGAGAACCTAAAGATGCTTAAGAAGTCATCGGCGCGCCTACCGATATGAATGCTTTCGAGGCATACCAGCTGTACAACGCTATAAGCATGCACTTCACGACTGACTATGACTTCTTCAAGTACAACGGTAAGACTCGCGTGTCTGAGTCGACTTTCGACGCGCGCAGAGACAAGTACATGTTTCACAAGCTCTCAAAGCACGAGGACCCGCTCACGTTTCTCGTGGCCAACTTCTCAGAGGGAAAGAAAGTCTGGGTTGGTGACCTGTTTAGCAACGATAAAGAAATCGTGTACAACGAGTTCCTTCGTCGACAACAGTCGTTGACATATCTGTTCCAGTGTGATATAGATAATCTAATGGACGACTTCGAGGAGAACTTTCGAGTACCCAACGGAGACTATCCACACCTGCTCAAGCTCTTGAACAGAAAGAAAGTCTCTAAGGAGACCTTCATCATACTTCAAGACTGCATCCGGTTCTTCGGTACCTGGAACAAGCAGATCAACGACACGGTTCTATGGCCGTCTATCGCCATGAACTGCAAGAAGCTTTATCCGTTTCTAAAATATGAAAAGGATAAATACAACGCCATCCTTAAAAACAAGATCAAGGATGGTCACACATCGCAACATACATCGTAATACAGGAGAATACTACTATGGCTACATCATTCGACGCTCTTCGCCAGTCTCGTAAGTCTGCCTTTGACAAGCTCGCTTCAGAGATGAATAAGATGGGCAACCCAAACGAGAGCTCTTCAGATGACAACTACTGGAAACCAGAAGTCGACAAGGCCGGAAACGGTTATGCGATCATTCGTTTTCTTCCCGCTCCAGCTGGGGAGGACGTTCCCTTTGTTCGCATTTGGGACCATGGGTTCCAAGGTGATGGCGGTTGGTATATCGAGAAGTCACTTACCACCCTCAACCAAGCCGACCCAGTCGGCGAGTACAACTCGAAGCTCTGGAACTCCGGAGTCGAGTCGGATAAAGAAATCGCACGTAAGCAAAAACGTCGTCTTTCTTACCACTCCAACATCTACGTCGTAAAGGACACTGCCAACCCTTCCAACGAGGGCAAGGTGTTCCTGTACAAGTACGGCAAGAAGATCTTCGACAAGGTCAACGAGGCGATGCACCCGCAGTTTCCGGGTGAGAAGGCGGTCAACCCTTTCGATCTCTGGGAAGGTGCGAACTTCATCTTGAAGATCCGCAACGTCGAGGGCTATCGCAACTACGATAAGTCTGAGTTCGCTGCGCCCGAGGCCCTTCTCGACGACGACAACAAGCTCGAGGAGATCTGGAAGTCAGAGCACTCGCTGAGTGAGCTGATCGATCCTAAGAACTTCAAGTCGTACGATGAGTTGAAGGCTCGCCTAGCGCGCGCTCTCGGAGTGGGTGTTGAGTCTGCCCGCGCGTCTGCCGCACCTATCAGGGACGAGGAAGCTTTCCCGACCCCTGCTAAGACTGCCGCACCACCAGCAGCAGCTACTGCGTCTGCTCCATGGAGCGACGACGAGGACGACGACCTTAGCTTCTTCAAGAACCTCGCTAAGGACTGATTAGTCTGAGGCTGGGTATCCGTAGAGACGGAGATCCCAAGGGTTCCTAGGAGCTGATGGACTGGCGACGCCGGGCGCACCTACGGGTGTAGACCCGGCGTTTCCGCCTCTACTACTAGAGTTGTTGTTGATCGTGTCACCCTGATTGATGATAGTGATCGGCGCTGAGTTAGTACCACCCTGCTCAAGTCTCTCTACGTGAGACATGGGCGTCTTCTGAGCAGGCTCTAGGTTCTTCATCGAGCCATCTGGATTGTACTGCTGTCCGTACTTATAGTCCCATGCCTGAGCTGCTATAGAGTCTGCTGGTCTTTTCTTTACTCTGTTTTCTTCATACTTTACGCCGGCCTGCTTAGCATTATCCTGAGCGATCTTTTTCTTTTCTCTCTCGTATTCTTCTAGGTTCTTCTTCTTCTCGTCTTCAGTCTGCACGCCTGCTAGTTCTACTAAGCGCTTTCCACCTTCCCTACCATACTCAGAGCCATAGCCGGCGCCAAAGTATCCACCTATAACCATGCCTGCTGGCACTGTTAAAGGTGCAGCCGGACCACCAAAAGCTCCTATGGTTCCACCTACTAATGCTCCAGCTTCAGCTCCTGCTACCATGCCGGTGATACTGCCAGCTGTTCCAGTTACAGCCTCTGCTTTTCTCTTATTAGCCTCGTCCTGCTTGATCTTTCCTTCTAAGAGATCTTGCTCAGCTGCTGCGTACTCTTCTTTTCCTTGAGTCACCTCTTGGTATGCTCCATAGAGCATCAGAAGCCTACCTAAACCTCTTCCTACCTTACTACGATTAATCGTACGATTACTACCTTTAGCATTCTTTGGAACAGCAGATTCTCCGATACTGGGGCGACCATTTATACGTTCAGATGGGTCTGCTCTAAAGTCAGAACTTTTTACCTCGGCAGGCTTTACTTCGGGTGGAGTTATCTTAGGCGGCTCTAACGGCTCTACTGTTGGTTCTACCCTCCCCCTCTCTGGCATACCAAGAGACTTCTTAGCATTGTTCGCTCTTCGCACCCTGTCCGATAGCTCTTCATAACTCTCTGGCGCTCCTGAGCCTGCACCTATACGTTCAGATGGTTTTGGCCTAAAGTCATCTTCTAGCTTGACTGACGGCTCTGGTTCAGTAGAAAGCTTTGGCTCTACTCTATCATTTCCACTCGGAGTCTTTGCAGTAGGCTTTGATTCTGATCTGTTGCCACCCTCTACTTTTCCAGTAGGCTTAGTATCTGCATCAGCGACTTTAGACTCTACTCTAGGAGGCTTAGTATCTGCATCAGCGACTTTAGACTCTACTCTAGGAG